CAAAGAGGGCAGCGACGTTTTTAATGCCGTGACCGGAGGGGTGACTACGGGCGCGGGTTCTAGTAAAAAAAGTATTGCCTATGGAATTTTAATGGAAAATTCTAATAACCGACGTAGCCCCGAGTCAAGCTCCCGACAAGAGATGGTTTTGGCGGGCATGCGCAAAGTTATGATGTCTTCGTACAAACTACCTAAAGCCCCCACCATAGACGACGTACTTTTTTTCGGTAACAAAGAGTACACAATTACAGCAGTAGAACCGTTTGCACCGGGAAACGAAGACTTATTTTATAACGTAGATTTGTCCACATGAGTGTAGACATCGACGAGTACAAGAGGCAGCTCGAAGAGTTTACAAAAAAAGCTGTTCCTCAATCCGCAATAGATTATCAAATGGCTATCGTGCGACAGCTTTACATGTTCATGGTAACTTTTACTCCAGTAGACACTGGAGCACTTCGAGGCAACTGGAAAGTTTCTGTTGGCAGAAAACCTACAGGGTCGTCCAAGTCTCGGAAGACTGATGCTACTCAAACGGGAGCACCACCTACAGCACAAGAGATAGCTCAAGTTACCGCTATCGCAAAGACTTTGAAGGTGGCAAACTTAGGACAGACAGTGTGGATAGGTAACTTAGTTAACTATGCTAAGTTCATTGAGTTTGGGTACACACATGTAAGCGGAAAAAAGATGAAGCCTTTCGCTATGATGCAGAAAGCTAGGCACTCAACTTTAGAAAAGATAATATCCGGCAATGTAAGGTGGCAGAACATTGGTAGTTGACGAGCGCAGCGCGGTGGGCACTATCCTAACGACAGAATGGGTTGATGCTGCGGGAAAACTTGTTGCACCAATCTCATGGCCTAACAGGACATTTACTCCACCTAACGGCCCTTGGGTTAAGGTGATTATTTTGGGTGGTGATTCCTTCCGCATATCTATCGGAGGAGACACCAACGTGACGCGGCACACAGGCATACTGATGCTGCAAATTTTTGACAAAGTAGGCAACGGGGATTTAACAGTTCGTACAATGGCGGACAGCCTCTCTGCGCTATTCAGAGATCGAGTAACTGCGGGTGGGACGAATGAGTTTATACGGTTCAGATCACCCTACACGCCCCACGACGGGGTTGATGGAGCATGGTTTCAGATGAGCTGCGCGGTGCCTTACGCTCGTGACGCTATGATGTAAGCTCGATCTTTAGGGATAACTTTTTAATTTAATATTGACGTAATGGGGAACGACTATGAGCAGCACTAACTTTAACGCAGGCATTGATAGTTCAGACTTGCAGATCATCTCAAAGAAAGAATCCGCTTGGGGAGCTAACCCCGCAGGTGGTTCCTTTAAGACGTTACGTATTTTGAGTGAGTCTCTGGCTGAAACAAAAACCCGATCTCGCCCCGCTGAAATTGAAGCAGGCGGTTTTGCGGCACACGGTATCACTACCCAGTGCTCTGCCGGAGGAGATATATCCTTTGCAATTTCTTACGGCACTATGGACGACTTCCTTGAAGGTATGCTCAACAGTACCTTTGGTTCTGAAAAAGTTGTTACGGGCGGCAGCGGAGCCATAGCCGCAGTAGCAGCTAGCAAAAAGTTTACTGGAACCAGCTTGTTTGCTGGTGCTGCTGTAGGAGATTGGGTTTACGTCTCAGGGTTTGTTACAAACTTAGGTAACAACGGATGGCATAGAGTTACTGCTAAAAGTGCTAACGATATTACCGTTGCAAGCGTATTAGTAAACGAAACCCCTTCGGGCGCAGTTAAGCTACGTGGAGCGCAGATGAAAAATGGTGTGGTACTTAACAGCCACACTATCCAGAAAAGACTAGCCACATCTTTGTTCTTGATTTACACCGGAGCATACGTTTCTGGAGGTAGCATCAGTGTATCTGTAGGAGACTTTGCACAAGGTAGCGTAACCTTACTAGCAAAGGATGAGAACAAAGGCACAGGTGACGCAACAGGGGGTTCTATTGTTGCAGCACCTACCGGACAAGTAATGGATACGGTAACTGGATTCAAGTCCCTGCGTATGGACGACGCAACTCTTTCCAACGATGGTATTGCCCAGTCAATAACTTTAAACGTAACTAAGAACAACGCCCGTGCTCAGTACGGTCTAGGTTCTTCCGCTGCGGCAGGCATGGGTCGAGGCACGTTCCAAGTTGACGGAACCTTGAGCATGTATTTTAAGACGTTCACTCTGTACGATAAGTACAAAGCTGAAACTGACGTAAAATTATCCTTTGCATTGCAAGACGCAGCCGGAAACTCGTACTCAATTTTCTTGCCTAAAGTCACTTTGATGAACCCAACTGTTCAAGCAGGAGGCCCCGACAGTGACGTGATGGCTAACTTCACACTTGAAGCCTCGCAAGATGCTACGTTAGGAACACTGGTAATAGCTAAAGCACCTGCTGGCTAAGACTAAAAAAGGGGTGCAGCCCTAAAAACTTGGTAGTCCCTGCACGGGCTACCATTTACTTTCCAAGAGGGGAAGATTATGTCGTTATACAAGATGTTTGAAACTGACACTAGCGCAGAAACAGAGGGTACACTCCTAGATTTTGGTGATACTAAGTTTGTAATCGCTAGGGCAGGAGGGGCCAACGCCTCTTTCAAAAGAAACTTCGGTAAGAAGATCAAACCCCACAAACGCCAGATGGAAAACGGCACGATGTCGGAAGAGGTCGCCAGTCGTTTGATGGCGGAATCTTTTGCTGAAACCGTAATCTTAGGGTGGTCATCCCGTTCTGTAGATGACAACGGAAAAGAAACGTGGGCCAAAACTATTGAAGGCAAAGATGGAGCTGCACTTAAGTTCACAAAAGAGAACTGTGTACAGCTATTCCTTGACTTGCCCGAGTTGTTTATGGAAATACAATCTTTAGCGGGAGCAGCGTCAACCTTCCGTGCCGAAGAGGTCGAAGAGGAAGCAAAAAACTAACGGAAGTTTTGCTCTGGGAGTTGCAGTGGGGAAGCAAGTTGAAGTTTCTCATGCAAGTACAGGAAACTACAGGATCGCCTCCTACTGCCCTCCTTAACAGACCAAAACTTACGCTATGGATAGCCCCGTATTACGAGGCGTACAGTACCCTTAACGGGTCAAGGCAGATAGGGATGAACGGTGCAGGCCCGATCCCCTTAAGCGAAATTGATGCGTACACAAGGCTTTACGGCATTACTGATCAAGATGAAAAAGAGAAGTATGTCACGATGATAAACGCTCTGGATTCAGCGTACCTAAAGTTCTACGCTGCCAAACAAAAAACGGAGAGGCGAACACATGGCAAATAATCAAATTGATTTGATGCTCGGAGTAGATGCCTCTGGAGTTGTAAAGGGAACAAAGCAGGCCGATGCAGCTTTAAAGGCACACGCCAGACAAGCCGATGCCACTGGGAAAAAGGTGAAAGGACTCACCTCTAACATGAACAAGGCAGGCAAGGCCGGAAGTTTCTTAAAAAAGTTATTGCCGGGCATTGGTGGCGCACTTATTCTTACGTCCGCTATTAAGCAGATAGCGGAGTTTGAAACAAAGATGTCCGCAGTTGCCGCTGTTACGGGGGCTGTTGGATTAGAGTTTGAAGCCCTACAGAAAAAAGCTAGGGAGATGGGAGCCTCAACTCAATTTTCCGCAGGAGAAGCCGCAGAGGGAATGAAATTTCTCGGCATGGCAGGCTTTGAGACATCAGAAATTATAGCGGGCATTCGTCCCGCCCTCGACCTTGCAAAAGCAGGAGCACTCGGACTAGGGGAGGCCGCAGATATAGCGTCTAACATCCTAAGCGGCTTCGGCATTTCAGCAACTGAGGCGGGCCGTGTAGCAGACGTTTTAGCCGTCACTGCTGCCAGCTCCAACACCAGCATACAACAGCTAGGCGACGGCATGAAATATGCCGCACCTATAGCCGCGTCATTAGGCATTTCGTTAGAAGATACTGCGGCAGCGATGGGCGTATTAGCTAACGCAGGACTTCAAGGTTCGCTAGGCGGCACTGGCCTTAAAATTGCCATGCAGCGATTGCTCGACATTACTCCTAAAGCCGAAGAAGCACTAGCGGGTATGGGCC